TGCCTGTTGATCGATCACAACATCAACGCGCAGCGACTCGCACTGCCCGTGCCACCGCCCCGCTGCGCCAACGACCTCCACCAGATCCAACGGCATGATAGGGCCGATCTCGCCTGGCTTAAGCGGCTTGGGAAACAGCGGCATAGTGAGGTCGACGGCGGCTTGCTCACCGCGATCACTGAGGATGTTCCGACCGCGCTCGGCGGCAGCAGCGGCAACATTGATCAGCGGGCTGCTGACCTGCTGCGCGAACAGCTGACCTGCCTCACCGTCCTTGCGCACTTTGCAGGTGATGCCCTTCCCCGGCAGCTCACCGGTGACCACCACCGCATCGTACAGTGGCGCGCTGCGCATCTGGAGGCTCTCGGTAAGAACAATGTCCTCTTGCACAACGTGGTCAGGAGGTGAGTCCCGCCAAAGCCACGGGCTGACCGGATAGCTGGCCCGGACCCGCAACATCGGCTGCGCTGGGTCGGACTGCACCACCGCGCCACTTGCCCCAGCCAGGCCACTGATGGCATCGAGAGGCGTGTTCGCGTCGTAGAACCAAGCACCGGCAGGAACGATCCAGTCGACAGTCCCGTACTGGCTAGTGAATCCCGTATCGGCAAGCTCCTCCGCCACCAGTTGCGACACGCTCCGGTCGTCACCGGTGACCTTCACCCGCGCTGGCGCGTAGGGCGCAGCGAGAAGCGCGGTGCGCGACCGGCCACTGAGGCGCACCGCCCCATCCGCGAACTCGCGCTGCTTCTGATAGCTCTCCACAATCCCAGTCCAGACATGGCCGTTGAGCACAACCTCGAACTGGCGCGGGCCCGCCGCCGTGGGTTTCAGGAGATCAAGCTGTGCCGGATCGGCAAGCTCAAAGTCGAACGTCCAGCCCCACGCGCTCCGGCCCGATTGCAGGGTGATTCTTGTTACTTCGATCGGCATACGGTCCGGCAGCCGTACGAATGAAACGGTATTAATCACGACATACGTCCTTCGTTGCGGGCGCACCGCGTAGCACGCGACAACGCCGAGATTGAGTGGAACCACCCCGAAGCCACCGACCACGGGGCAGCCAAGATTCAGCCCGACCATGTTGCCGGCCGGCCAACCAGGCTCGGGATCAGGATCGGGGGGAATTGGAGGCCGAACGATCCATGGAAGCTTGGCTGCACTCCCCCAGCGAAGCCGCCAAGACCTGGGCAAACGTTCGCCGCACCTCCAGCTCCCCTGCCATTGGTTCCGCGCAGAACTGCTCGAAAGCCAACGCGCCCCCATCGATACGCTCACCTGCGCCTGCGACGACCAGTGCAAAGCGCTGTACCTGCCCAAGAGGCTTGGCCGGGTCCACCGGGATAGCAGCGACACGCTCTGGGAGCCCATGGACCGCCAGGGTTGGGCATTCGACTTCCGAAGGACCCCCTGCGAAGTCCTCCACCGCAGAGTGCCTTCACGGCTCAGCAGGGGAGTAAGACCCCACCCTGTGGCGATGGCGTTCCCCTCCAAGCGCTGAGCGCCACGCCAAGCGGAAGAGGTCACAATCGACGCAGTGTCTGCTCCACCCCAACCAACCAGAATCATGGCTGTGCGCGGGCGAGCCACCGACCATGAGAGCGACGCACTGGTATGAAGGTAGGCGCGCTCGGGTTCCGGCGGCTCCTCCGACCACCAATCGACGCCAAGATTTAGGCCGACCAACGCACCGCCAGCCGTAGCAGGCGGGCCCAGGTTCAGCACTACCCTGTTGCCGAGCTTGTCCATTCGCTACTCACGCGCCGCCGGCGCAATCCAGTCCTGGATCGCGGCATTCTGCCGACCCAGGTCATCGAAGCCGACGACCGTGAAACGGAATGCCGGGTGGAGACGATCGACTCTCCACGTGCCGTCGGCCCGGCTCATCGTGGACGCCACGCAGAGACCGCTACCACGCTCAAAGACCAGGATGCGGCCCTGGGCGGGCTCATTCAGAATGCGAAGCCTACCGTCTGGCTCAGCGGGATCGTTCGTCTTCGGCGCCTCACCGGCGAGATAGCCGGGCCCCGCCCACGCTTGGCCGGACGAGCTGCGAACACCGATCCGCACTGCCGCACGCGGAACGTTCCAGGTGACCCTAGCGTAATTTGCACCGTATCGGGTTGACGGGATTCCCACGGTCATCCCCACGCGTTCGTGATGTCGATGAGAATCTGGCCCGTGTAAGTTTCATTGAAGCCGGGCGTGAAACTGTCAGCGGTGACGCACTTCGCCAGCAACTGAGTACCGACAGGCAGCCCATCCACGTCGGATACAAGGGTCAGCTCTGGGAAAGGCCGTCGGTGGATAGGTGCGTAGATGCCAGGCAAGAAGCCACGCGGCTGCATTACTGATTCCAAGACATCCACGGTCGAATAGAGCAGGCCGCCGTTTCCAATGTACGGATAGGTTGGGTAGTTGGACTGGTTCCCCAACGTGGTGTTTACAGTAGCGGCTGCAGCAGAGACAAAGGATCGCATCGAACCTGGAATCCCAGACATTGAGCGTCCAATAAAGGCCGCCGTATGAGAATCCGCATTTCCGAAATCAGACCACGGCCGAGCCTTGAATCCATACCCGACGTTACTGCTTCCCTCGCTGTCGCCGCCCTTGTAGGAAACAACAAAATGATGTCGATCACCGGGCTTCATCGATGTGATGTCACCAGCGTAGTGACCATGCGTTCCTGCGTACCCTTGGGTTCCGTAGTTTCCGCCTGTGTCAACGAATAGGTAGAAGAACCGCTCCGTACCGATAGCTATCCAATGACGCAATGCGCCGCTCGCTACGTTGGACTTCTCCCACATTGATCCAATCGCTTTGAGCGATGGCGAGGGTGTCGCGTCTTCCCCCGTGTTCAAGTCGCTCATGGACGAGTAGCCACGCAGCAATGCCGATCTTGCGGCAGTGTCATCGACCCTCAGAAAGTAACCGGTGCCGGACACTTGCGAGTTCTGGTAGGCACGAATGTTTACGCCACCAAACCCCTTCGTCCACCCCAAACCATCCTTTCTGCCCGCGCCGATGCCATAGCCATCAACCAGGACGGCATCGAGCAGCGCGATCAGTGCGCCCGGCACACCTGAAAGCAGCGGAGCGCCTGGATCGGTGCTTCGATAAATAGTTGGAACGAGACTCATGCTTGACCTCCTGCGACGTTGCCAATGACCTGGAAGCGAGTCGAATCCACGACGCTTTCAGGCGTACCTGGGAGCGTGGTCCGTACCAACCAGATCGGTGCCAAGCCGCCGACTGTGTTGAAGCGAACCACATTGTTGGTAGACCACCCGGAGCCCCAGCCAGCTCGAGGGATCGTGAAGTAGGGACGCCCCGTGCGCGGATTGACAGGTGCGCAATCGGCGGTGACCGCCCCTGCCGTGATGGTGCCGACCGTCTCCCCCATCACTTCGAATGTCGTAGAGCTGTTGAAGCGAATCGCCCACCGTTCGGTAATGGCATCAGCATTGGTCACCACCAGCGGATAGTCGGTGTCGTTGAACGTGCCAGGTGCGGCGCTGCCGATCAGCAGGTCGCTCCACACACCAGTCCAGGCTGCCTGGTCGAACAGGTTCACCGTGCGTGCCTGCAGATCGAGTGATCCGTTGGCCTCGCCAAGCCGTAGCGCAGCACTGATCATCGCCTCCCCTGCAGGGAAGTCATGCGTAAGCCCACTATTGATCTCGATCTCCCCCGTGATCTGAGGCTGCACAACCAGCCGGCGGTCCTCGACCCGCTCGCTGATCACGATAGGCAGGGTGTAGGCAGAAAGGTTTAGCGGGTCGCTGAAGGTCAGCCGACCCAGGGCGAGATCCACGACATACCAAGCACTATCGACCGGAGCCCCCTTGGAATCCCTGACTTCGACACCGGCGATTCGCATGCGGCCGAAAGGCACGACCTGGCCCGCCTGCGGCAATGTGATGCTGTGCTTGGCCGTGTGATGGATCAACACCGTTTGACCCGGCTTGAATGCCGGCACACGTCCGTCGCTCGGCAGGCGGACCGACGACAAGCCGATAACCACTTCGGAGAGCGGAATGGACCTGTAGACCACCGCCCCCATGTAGATAGAGCCGGCAAGCACGAGCGCCGGGCGCCAGACCTGGTCGCCCTCCACTTGACCGGGATCAAACCACGGTTGGCCTTCATTACCTGCGACCGGTACCAACTGTCCGAACTTCACCTTTGCCACGCCGCTCTCCCAATCCACGTGGCCGCGGATCTCGGCGCTGGCGATATCACCGTTGATATCGGCTGTCGCCGTCAGCAGCTCGCCGTCCAGGCGGTTGGCCCGTAGCGTGAACATTCCCGGCCGAAGCGGTGAGCCTGGCGCGCGGAAGAACGAGAAGGCCACGCCCGGGTCAGCGATCCGGGTCAGCAGCGAAAGCACCTGTACGGTGTTGCCGCCACCTGGCTGCCACTGGGCCAGGTTGACGATGCCCGATGTGTAATCCACCGTGCCGGCGTACACACCGGCGCCAGTCTGCGGGTCGACGCTGTGGTACAGCCCACCGCTCCGGTCGATGTAGGTCCTACCACGGAAGCCAAAGCGAACGCTGCCGGGCACAACGCTATCACTGATGGTCGGTGTCAGCTGCAGCTGCATGGCTGGCAGCGGCAATGATTCCTGCGCCTGCTGCGAACTGTCCCCTGCAAGCAGCCACGCCGCAGACATGATCGTGCCTGCCGAGAACTGTGAAAGCACGTCCAGTCGGCCGTACCCTACAACCCTGAGCCGCCCGGACCTGTTCTCGTATTGTGGGTAGGAAACCTGGCGCACCATGAACTTTCCCGCCTGAACGGACACCGCCCCGGTGCTGTAGTTCACGGAACCGAGTACCGTCGTGGACGCAGTGTCGCCTACCGATACGGCCACGATGTTGCCGTTCCCATCGTCCTTGGCGATAACGCGCATCGGCTGAGGTGCAGAGGTCAGGTCATCCCGGTCACGGCTAACGCTGACCAACCAATCGAGCAGAACGGAGCCGGCGCGCACAGGGCCCTGCGGCAGGGTGAAGGAGACGACGCCAGACGCGTCCGGGACCGGTTGGGGCGCAGCATGCAGTGGCTGCCCCCAGTCGTAGGTGATTGCGAGGAGGCTGTCGGCATCCGGCAGTGTTCCAGGCCGGAGCGATACCTCGCCCGTCGAGTAAGCAATCGAGCCGCGCACCTGACCACCAATCAACATGCCGCCCGATCCATTGTCGGTGATAGCAACGTCCGCACCGCCGATCCGCAGGGTCATGCTGACCGTGCCCGGAACAGCCGAGCCCTCGCCGAGAACGAAGTGCAATGACGGCGGCTGGATGGCCGCATCCCCTACACGGGATTCAGCGATCACAGGCGTACCCCACGCGGCAATGATGCTGCTTTTCAGGTCGGGCAACGCACCTGCAGTGAGCACGATGGAGCCAGTCGAATAGTTGACCGTGCCACTGCCCTGCCCCGGCTTCCCAACAAGTTGCCCCCGACCGTTATCGGTCAACCGAATCCAGCGACCGAGGGCCCGGTAGTCGACGATCACCGTTCCAGGTGCAGGCAAGGGCGTCGCTTGGATCAACCACACCATGCCCTGGTTGTTCTGCGTCACCGCGATCTCATCGGTAAAGCCCTGCATGGGGATCGCGCCGGCCGGGGTTGCTGTGACACTGATAGAGGTGGCGCTCGCACCAGAAGCATGGGTGACGGAGATCACGCCCGCCTGATAGTCGACCGTTCCACCCCAAGGCGTGACCGCCACCGAGGTCAACGATCCGGAACCATCGTCGGCCAGCTCCACGCTCCCGGCGACCACCTTCACGCTGCCGACGGCCATTCCTGTGCCGAGGTAGCGGGTGACCGGTACGCCTGCCTGGAAGCTGGACGCGAAGTTGAGCGCCAGGCTTCCCGCCGCGCCGGAAGGTACGAAACTCATCATGCCCAGACCGGCAAGCACGTCGCTCACTGGGGTTTCAGCGGTAGAAGTGGGTACGATTGGAACGTACGGCGTATCCACCAGCACGGAGAGATCGCCAGGCTTGCCGGCAGCTGTAAGGCGCTTCACGCTGTGATAGCTGTTGGCATCCACCACGTTCGTGTCGTAGACACGGGTGGCCGGCTTGCTCGCGGTGTAGCGGACGACTTCCTGACCGTAGAAATTCCGCAGCAGGGCATTGACCAGCTCAATGACAAGAACATCCCGCTCGAAAGCACCCTGATCGTCCGTGAAGGTTCGGGTCGTGCGCGAAAGCACCGACTTCACCCGCACGTACTGCTCTCCCTCATCGTGCCCCGAGCTGGCGGGCGTCAACAGCGACAGGTTGTCATTGATGTCAGGGCTCGGCGCATCTGCGGTCGTGTACACCAGCAGCGTCATCTGGCCGATGAAGTGGTTCCCCATCAGGATGAACCGCGACTCGGTTCCACGGGTGATGTAGCTCTCGACCCTGTTCTTGGCGTCCAGACGCACATCACTGTAGGACCCAGTTGCGAACATGCTCACCGTCACCTTCGGGTCAGAGGGCGGTTCAATGAGGACGCCGATAGCATCCTTCAGCACATCAACGTTCGAAGTGTCCACGTGCACGAACATCTTGCGCAGCGTGGCGCGGCCAGTCGTCCGCTCTTCATCGCCGATGTCAGGGAACAGATTGTTCATGGCGCCGTCCTGAACCTCTGCCTGGATCATCCGGCCACCACCATCCGGATTGTCTGTGAGGCGCTGCGACTGGCGGAGCTTGATGTCGGTTGCGGAAATGGGCATTGATTACACCGTCATGAGGCGAAGAGTGATTGAGAAAAGGTCAGAATCCAGCGCGGGAACGGCGAAGCGAGTGGGCTCGACCTCGATAGCTGGGCCATCGACACGACGCCACCGAACCTGGAAGGTGCGATCGCCGCCGTTATGGGCAGGCATGACCAACTCCAGAGGCGACATGCGCGCCTCGCTCTCACTGGCCTGAAGTGCGCGGACGATGGGCAAGGCAACCACGCCGACGTACGCGGTGCCGTCGCGGGTTGTCTGCAACGTGATGGGGCGCCCGGCCTGCCGTGCGGACTCCTGCACGATCATTGCCCCATTGAGGCTGTTTCGAACCTGCTGCCCCACCCTCCATGCCGTGAACTCATCGGTCCACTGGAGATCGGCCGGCAGCTCTATCCCGGCGAGCAGAATGCGGGTCATCAGCGCCGCCCCCTGACCGAAACCGAGCGGCTTTTCTGGACAGCAGTCAGCACCATCGGCGTCACCAGGCTCGCGATCCTCTGAGCCTGCTGGAGCTCTTGGGCGGTCGCCCCGGCCACCACTTCCTTGCTGGGCACTTTCCAGTCGATGATCAGCACTTGTTCCTTGTCGGCGCCTGCCTGTATCCGCCCCGCATCGAGCTTCGCCTGAGCATCTGCCTCGGCCTGAGCGGCCCTGCGCCGCTCCTTCATCGCATCGGCGGCCGCACGATCCTGCTCGGCGCGCTTTCTTTGCACCTGGGCTTCCAGCGCCGCGACCTCGGCAACCTCCTGTTTGCCGAGGAAGTCGTACTGATACTCCAATCGGCTCTTTGCGGAGGAGGCAAACTCGTCCTCGGTCTCCGCCAATCCCTGAAGCTCTTTCTTGTACTCCGCCAGCTGCTTGCGCTGGGCGGTGACCCTATTTAGAGCATTCGCGAACTGTTGAAGCGGATTCGGACCACTTAGATTGCGCATCGCCTTGAGCGCTGCATCGGACACCTCGCCGATGCTGAACGCCATGCTCTGGGCCGCCTTCCCAGCGCTGCCCATCTGCTGTCCAGACTTCTCCGCTCGATTGCCGAGGTTTTCCATCTGATTGCCAGCTTGGGACGTTTCCTGAGCCAACTGCCCCACGGCCTGCTTACCTTCCTGCGCGCCGGCTTGGACCTGCTGCATTGCAGATTTTCCGCTTCCGCCCATCTCCTTCAGGTGCTGCCCGGTCTGAAGAATCTTCCCCTGCACCTCGAGCTGTGACTCCACCTGGCCCCGGCGCCAGCTATCACTATCGGCCACCGCTGCGCGAGCAGTGCTCGCATAGGCCTCGAATGCACGGCGGACATCCTCAATGCTGGCCTTGCCCTGCGAAGCGCCCCGTTGGATCGCCTCAAACGCTGCCTTCGCAGAGTCACGGGCATTGTTCAAGGATTCTTGCGACTGGATGCCGAGCCGGGCGAACTCATCGGCCAGAGGATTCACCGATGCCTGGATGTCACGAATTCGGGCGTTGAGTGCCGCTGCAGAACGCGCCGCCGCGTCGAACCCGATCTTGCCCTGTGTTCCCGCTGCTTCGAGCAGGGCGCCCAAGGCCCTCGCCTCGTCCAGCGTGGCGACCTTCCCGAGGGCTGCCTTGAACGCCTCTTCGATCTGAACGCCAGTGGCAACAGCGCTCTCGGTTACGGCACCGAACGCGGCGATCGCGTCCCGGCCGGCTCCGGTGAACTGCACACCCAACCTGGACGCGGAGACGCCCAGCTTCTCCATCGCGGCAAGCAACGTCGTCTGCAGGACTGCGGCTGCATTGGCAGCACTTTGAGGCAGGGCGTCAAATGCCGCCTGGGATGCAGCCTGAAACCTTGCCAACTCCTCACCGGAGAGCTTCCGCAGTGATTCCAGAAGGCCATCCCGAACATTGCGCTCCGCCGCAGCGCCCTGCGACGCCACATAACCCAGCGCCGTGCCAACGGCGGCCAAACTACCCGTATCAGCAAAATTGAGCCCCGCCATCATCTTGCTGATCGAGTCGGTGGCGAGGCGCGCATTGCTCTGCACGCCCTGAAGCTGCTCGACCACCAGCTGTGCCGCGCCCCCGATACCACTCTTCATGGCATCCGCAGCGATGTTCACTGCCTTGGAGAGTCCTGCGTACCCTGTAGACACGGCCAGCAGCTGCTGCGTCACAAGGCCAAGTTCCTGCAGCTGAGCGGCGGTAGCAACGCCCGCCTTCTGCTGCATCAGCAGGAATCCCTCCTGGGCTGTCAGGTACTGCTCAAGCCCTGCCAGGCGCTGTGCATAGGCTTCCCGCTCAGCCTGTCCCATTCGCGCGACTTCCTCAGTGGTTTTAACCACCACGTCGCGGTACTCAATGAACGAGACGGCCTGGCGCCGAAGCTCCAAGGCGGAGTCGCGAACCTGGCTGATGTACGCACGCTGCGCCTCGCCGGCTCGCTTCAGGGCAGGGTCGTGCTGCTTCCAGATGTCTTGGGCAACAGTCTTGAGCACGCCAAGGCCGCCCATCGCGGCCTCGAGCCCCAGCACCGATACCGCGATCGGAACCGCCTTCGGCAGGCCCCTGAGCAACAGCCCAAAGCGCCCGATGCCAGAACTGCCGGCGGCAACTGCAGCGTTGTTTGCCAGCTGCGCGCGCGTGGTCGCAAGCAACGCCGCCCTCCATGCGTTGAGCTGAAGCAGCGCGCCTATGACCTTGAACTGGGCGTAGGCCGCAGCCATGAGGCCAATTACACGCGCATGGTCAGCCACCCACCGCGTAGCCCCCTTGACCGCCTCCGCCATCCCGATAATGGCCTGCGAGGTCTGCTTGGCCCAGCGGGTAAGGCTCCCATCCTGCGCCAGACGATCCAGTGTCGCCAAAAGCGTCGTCAGCTGATCCTTGAAGTAGGCAAGCACGCCCTGGTCCGCGACTTCCTGCTTCCAGTCCTTGAAGCGATCAGTGGCCTCCTTCCAGAGACCCGCGATCGTTCCGACCTTGGCTGCCGCCGCTGCGCCACCGTAGGACTCGGTGAGAAGATCGAGGATGATGGTTTGCGCCTCTGCAACCCGACCGGTTGCCTCGAGGTTCTTGATCAACTCCTTCTGGCTGTCGGACAGGGTGAAGCCTTGCTTGCTAAGACTCTCCATCGCCTTCGATGGCGTCTGCAGTGCCTTGCCTACGATCTCCGCCGACGACTCCAGTGACAAGCCAAGACGTTGGGCCTGGTCAATGGTGATCTGCATCGCGGCGGGGAACTGATCGCCGACGATGTTGGTATAGGACAACATGCGCACCATCGCGCTGTTGACCTGCCCTCCATCGAAAAGGCCGGTCTGCAGTTGCTTACCAAGCTGCAGCAGCTTCTCAGCAGTGAACTCACTGCTACGGCCAGCCGCCTGGATGGCGGCATCGAGCTGGTTGACCTCCTGCTCCGCGTCACTACCTTCCTTGATGATCGACTTGATGCCGTCAACCACTCGGTTCAAGCCGACGAACGCGATCGCGCCGGCGGCAAGGCCCTTCAGCTTACCCAGCCAGCCTGCCGCGCCTTCAGTTGCCCCGGCCAGGTTCGCGCTCCCAGCAGCAGCATCGTCAGCACGCTCACGGTACTCCGCCAGAGCCCTCTGCGCTGCGCGGGTCGTCTCCGCTTGCTTGCGCATCGCGGCGTCGCCTTCCGCGAGTTGCTGCGTGCGACGGCGGTTAGCGGTGGCCTCATCGCTGACTGCTTTTGCCTGCGCGCTCAGCGCCGCAGTGGTACGCGCCGCCTCGGACCGCAGGCGCTGTTGGCTGCCGGCCAGGTCAGCTGTACTGACTCCCAGCGCAGCCAACTCCGAATCTGCCTTGCTAACTTCGGCCCACTGCTCGTTCAGCGCCCTCTTCAGGCGCTCCCCTTCCTTGCGCAGATCGCGCTGTGACGCCAACACCTCGCGCGACGGCTTCTCCATCTCACCGATGCTGAGGCTCAGCTCAAGCGCCGCCCGCTGGTTGGCGTTGAACTCCCGCTCCAGCTCGGCCAACTGGTCCAGCATCGCCTCAAATGCGTCGGCCTTTGCCGCCGCCGAGGTCAAGCCCGTCAGAGAATCGAGCAGCTTAGAAGTCTTTCCCGCCGTCTCGACCGAGACATCACCCAGCTCACCAAATGCCGAGCGCAGGTCATCCACACCTTCGCGCCCCTGGGTTTCAATGACAACCCTGATTGCTTCTTCCAGCCGGTCAGCCATTGCTCTTTCCATTGACGCGCCACTGGCGGCGCAACTCAGTCAGGTACGTGGTGTGAAAACGCTCGATCAAGCGGCTGCGAGCTGCGAGAGCCCGGCTGTTGCCGTCAGCGCCTGAGAGCATCTCGAAGGGGCTGGGGCCCCGAAGAATCCGAACAGGGCCTCGCCCCGCCCGCTTCTGGGTCGCGCGGTCCCAACTTCGCACTCGAATGGCCCTTCGGCCCTTGATCGTGGCGATGAACGCTCCGTCATAAGTTCTGGTCTCGCCGAGACCGATGCTGGCCGTTGCGCCGACCGATCGCCTGCCAGCCCAACGGCCGCCGAATTCGAGAAGCGAGATTTGCCGGGTGCTAGCCCAGATCGAAAGGAAGTCGTCCCTGCCCCGCTTGCCCGTCGAGTAGCCGCGCTCACCGGTCTCCACGCGGTACCTCCCCCTCAGCGCGGCCGCGCGGATGTTGTAGGACCCCCGCACCTCTTGCGTGGTCGCAGGGCCTGCCCGTCGCCGCAGACCGATGAAGGCCCTTTGCACTGACAGGTCGTAGCGGTTGAGAACGTCACCAGCAAGATTGGTCAAGCCATGGAGGCCCTTCGCACGGCGCCCGCTGACGAAAAACTTGAGCAGGTTGTTGTTGCGATTGGACGCCATGGCACCCTTCCTGGTTTGAATCGGGAGGGCGCCGTGCTGGCGCCCTCTTCATGCTGGAGTCAACCCGGCGATCAGCCGGCTGCCTGCGCCGCGATCTTGAAGGTGTACAGGTCACTCTCGCCGGCCTGGAAGATCACCGGGCCGGTCAGGGTCACCTGGATGGGCTCATCACTGAACCAGTCCACGTCACCGTCCACGGTCAGGTCGACGTTCGGGATGGTCAGCAGGCCCTCGTCACCGCTGATGCGGTCCTGCATGTCGCCCAGGATCTGGAAGGATTTGCTCGGCGTGGTGCCGCCGCTGATGGCGGTTTCCAGGTACGCGTCGTACTTGTAGTTCGCCACTACGGTATCGCCCGCTTGCAACTGGCCGCCGGACTTCGGAATCAGCAGGCCGTGCGCCGGATCGAGGGTGTAATCGGTGCCCTTGACTAGGTCGACGGCCCCCTTCTTGAAAGTCGGCTCGGTGTCGGCCAGAAGGAAGTTGTGCGGCAGCTTCACCGGCGTGTCCACGCTACCCACAGTCACGGAAGCGTCGGTGGCGGTGCCGGCGGCAACCTGGGTTGCCACCAACGTGCCGTACAACATGCGGGCCAGGATGGCCGGCGGCACTTCCAACGCGGTGATCGAAACGCTGGTGACGCCGGGGTTGGAATCCTTGTGGATGATCTGCTGATAGCGCGCATCACGGCGCTTGCTCTTGATCTCCACCGAGTCACCGGCTTCGTAGCTGAACGTCAGCGACGACTGCTCCAGGGGCTGATTGCCGAACTTGTCGGCGGGCTCGGGGATGACGGGAATCCTGGCGCCGTTCGCGCCGTGCTCCCAGAAGCGCAGATCGCCTGCGAATTTACGGACCTTGGGCTGTGCCATGGTGGTGCTTCTCCTACGGGTTGGGGACGGGCTCAAAGGTCTCGGTCAGACCAGCCCGCGCGGTGATCTGAGCGACGACAGCGGAATGCCCTGCGTCGTCTTCCAGGGATGCCATCTGGGTTTCAAGCAGATCGAAACTGGTAATGCCCTTGGGCAGCGCCTTCACGTTGAACGTGAGCGCGCGGATCAAGTCGTGTCTGGCGCGGTGTACAAGCAGCCGCGGATTCGCGAGGTTGCTGGTGCGCGGGACTTCGAACTCGATGGTGATCGCTGCATCCGAGGTAACCTGCGCGCTTCCCCCACCACTACGGGACAGCTGCCTGACAGAGATCAATGTGGCCGGGCCATCGAAGTCTTCATCAACTTCGCTGTCGTCAACGACGATCAGACCGGTGCCGATGTCGGTGCGGAAGCCAGCACTTTTCTGGATCAGCTCCACGCGCCCGCGCAGGAACTCCACCAACTGCCAGGACAACGGCTCGGCCAGGTCAACCACGGTTCACCAGCCACCGGCTGCGGGAGCCGTCGTCGCTGAGCTTCTTACTGTTCACGAACACTTCCACGCCGAGGCCTTCCCCTGCCGCTCCAACTTCCAGGCGGTCGCCCTGCTCTGGCTCAACGTCAGCGCGCAGGTAAGCGATCTCGACCCGACCGGCAACGAACTGACGAAGCTCTCCGATGGTCTCAACGTCACGGTCGATGTAGACGCGCACGTTCGCGGTCACCGCACCGCCCTTCATCGCCGTATGCGTACCGATCGACGCCATACCAGCGACGGTGAATGCTGCATGCAGGGAAGCATCCAGATCCCGTAGGAACTCGACTTCGCTCACTTTGAACCTCCCGTGCAGAGCAGCGCATATGCCTGCAACGCTCTCACCTGTGCGTCGCACTGGGCTGCGGCGCCAATAGCTCGGCCCGCACTCTCAATTCGGTCGTCGGCTCGACCATCAGGCTGGCTGGCGGCAGCGGTGGCTGCGGACAGGTCTGCGGTGGCGACGGCCGCTTGCCAACGCTGGTGCAGGCGCTGGTTGCCAGCGCGAAGATCAGCGATGAGGCGATCAGATGCCTTCTGTGCATCGTTCTTTTCCTTTTCGTACTTGGACGCCAGGTTGTTCGCGGCAGCAGCGCTGCCACGCTCTACCTTCAGGGTTTCGTTGGCGGCATCGGTCTCAGCTCGGGCGGCGTCACGCTCACGCTCCATGACGTCACGGCTCGACGTAGCCTTGTCGGCCGCACGGTGAGCGATGGACACCGAGCCACGCTGCCAAGCAATTACACCCAGCAGCAGAAGGACTGCGATGATGAGGGCGCGGATCATGCCGACACCACCGGACTTTCGGGAGGGATGATCGCGCCCACGCTTCGCATCGCCGCTTCCAGTGACATGATGCGCAGACGCAGCCTGTGCGCCTCCTCCTGAGCAGCCATGCGCAGCTTGATCTCTTCCATGAGCTTCTCTGTGGTTGCGGTGAGGGTGCTCTCCAGCGAGTCCACACGTCGGACCAGTCCGTTCAGAAGATCAACGTTGGCATCCGTCTCGGTGCGCTCTTTCCTACGCGAGAGGAGCACCGTCCAGGTCTCACGTAGGAGCCAGAGGGCCACTACACTTCCAGCCGCCCACCAGGGTGCATGCGCATTGACCTCGCCCCCGACCATTACGAGAGCGCCTCAACGATGCCGGCCGCGATCACCTCGCGTCGCCAGAACAGTCCGCCGTTCTCATGCTTGGCGATCGCGGTGGCGAGCCTTTCCAAGGTCACGGCGTTGTCCAGCCTGATGACCTCGCTCGGGCTTACGCCGACCGCCTTGGCGACTTCCTGCACGTATGCCGAAGTGTCGTTTTCCGCCGGAGGCGCCCAGCGCCCGATGATCTCCTTCACCGTGCGCAGGCCGTGCTTGCGCTGGTACGTGAGCAGGGTCTTCGCCAGTGCGCGAAACCCGGCCTGCGGGGTCAGGAACACGCAGAAGCGCTGCTCGCGGGCGATAGCGGCGACGGAACGATCCTCACCCTGCCACGGCATACTGGTGCGGTCGATGTTGCCAGGATTGTTGTTGCGTACGCCGCGCGGCGTGCTGGTGGTGCCCATGCGATCCCCCGATGTCGCTGTGGAAGAACCGGCACCGCTCACGCCACCCGGGCATCTGTGAGCGGTGCCGGCCTGTCGGTTACGCCTTGGTCGCGTTGCCGGGCGAAAGACGGACTTCGGCGGTCGTCTGGCCGGTGGAGCCGGCAGACCAGGCGAAAGCTGCACCGGTGATGTCGCCGGCCACGGCGGTCGCAGAACTACCGTCGACTGCCTTGGCGCTTGCGCTCCACACCAGCTTTTCACCCTGCTCGAAGACCGCCGTAGGCACCTTCGGCAGCGTGAACACGCCGCCCAGGGCTACGCTGCCCGTCGCGCCGGCGGCGATGTTGACCAGGGCAACCCCCAGCTGATGACCGACGACAACCGCCTGACCCGATGCAACCTGCTGTTCGGTGGTGTTGGTCCAGGGGATCACGTCCCCATCGGATACGAAGTTCTGTGCCATTTCTCAGTGCTCCAGTTGGGGATCAGCCGCAGCGCTGCACGCCGCGATAGTCGAGGGCGGCAATGCCGAAATCGAGGCGGGCCTTCCAGCGCACACCGTCGACGGTGAAGCCTTCCTCGTAGTCCAGGAAGGGTTCGGTGATCCCATCAAGGAATGCGACCTCGATGGCCGGACAGTCGTTCGGATCGGCGAACAGGTACCACTTGTCGTCCTTGATGCGCGCTGTGTCGACGATGTCGCGGAAGAGACCCTGCACCGCGTTCGGGCGCTGCAGCTTTCCTTCAGCGTCCGGGTCGTACTCGGCCTTGTTGGTGACACGCGCGGCACTGCCGTACTTGGTCGGACCGAGCCAGAGTGCCGGCGACAGATCCAGCACATCGTTCCCGCCCACGTCCTTCTGCTGGGCCAGCTGGACGCGCATCGCGTCGACCGAGGTGACGCTCGGCACTGCTGCCGCCAGGATGTTGCCGTGGTCGGCGTGGAAGAGCGTCTTGTTGGAATCCAGCTTCGGATTGCTGGCGAGGAACGCATACGCGTCGGCCTCAATGGTCCGCTTTGCGGCACGACCGAAGGCGGTTGCCAAGCCGAGGAACGCACCCAGGTCGTCGTTGATGATCGCCTGACGCGTCAGGTTGATGGTGTTGCCCTTGGTGCCAGCGGTGATGGTTGCCTTCTCGCCGTCCGGGATCTTCTTGTTCTTGAACTCGCCAGCCTCGGTCAGCTTGTCCAGGTTGCCAATGCTGCCCACGCGGTAGCGCGAATGCTCGCGGAAATCACTGACGGTGCCGGTGACGCACCAGCGGGACCAGGTGTCCGGCGCAACGGCGTAGGCCGCCTGCAGCGCCTTGTGCATCGTGCTTTCGAGCAGCACCGGGAAGTCACTGCCGCTCTGCGTGAACGCGCGGCCGACCAGCTCCAGCTTCGCCATGCCATCGGTGCGTACGCCGCAGCGCTCCAGGCTACGACGGGCCAGGTCCATCAGGGTCAGGCCGCGCACTGGATTGTCACCGGTGAGCGCGAAGATCCGCTTGGTTGCGGGATCGATCACCTGGGCTCGGTGCAGCAGCGCATGCGTCACAGCGGAGCGCTGCAGATCCTGCTCGTCCTCGGTGACGCTGATGCGGTTGATGTTGCCGCCAGCAGCGGCATCGCGCTGCTCCAGCGTGGTCAAGATCAGGCCACGCACGTGGTCGACCGAGTGACCAGCGCGAATCCAGCCAGCTGCATGCTCGGTCTGGCCGTGGCGGGCTGCCAGCTCCACGATGTCGGCTGCGCGCGTGTCACCTTCCGGAGCCTGAGCTGCGGCCGGCGCTGCCGGAGCCGGGGTGTTGTTGATGGGTTCCTGCTGGACCGCCGATTCGGCGGCGCGGGCGGCGGGCTGAGGCATGGTGTGCTCCTGCGACGATGCGCTACGGGTGAATACACAGGGGGTCCCCTGTGCGGGTTGATTGCTGCGGGTACCTGCTGCCGGGTCTGCCGGCACAGTGACGAAGCTGATCTCGCTCGGCGTCCACTCCACCGCGCGGTAGATCGGCAAATCGCCGGGGTTGACGGCGCGCTCGATCTCATAGCGCTGCACGGTGTAACCAACCGAGATATTGCGAATGATTCCGGCACCGATATCGGCGATTACGCCGGCCAGCTCCTCGCGACCGGAGAGACGGATAAGGGCGTGACCTTCGCCATTGGAGAGCCAGGCGCGATCAACCACACCCATCTGTGAGCCGATACCCCAGGTGTTATGGCTGTCCAGCACCGGTGCAGCGCCAGACGACAGACGCTCCATGTTGCAGGCAGCCTCATCAACTACCAGCTCTTCCCAGTAGTACGTGTCGTTCCACCAGTCGTAGCGGCGCACTCGGGTACCGGCGGTCCACTGGAGTTCGATCGTGCGTGCCTCGCTATCGAAGCTGGTCGGCTGCAGCTCGGCCTCACGCAACTGCGGGGGCATGAGGCGTGTCGTGCCGTCCTGCGTCGGAGCCTGGATTGGCTGGGGCATGGTCATTCCTCGTTGGTTGGTGAGGCGTCGACCAGGCCGGTCCGGGCGCCACTGGATTGAAGGAAAGTCATCAGACCGAGGGCGCCGGTCTCTTTCATCCGCTTGAAGTCCTTGCCCATCTCGACGTAGACCGCATCCGGGTCGTAGCCACGCCGACGCAGCGCTTCACTGGGTGAGTTGAGACCGGCGCCCATCGCTGCGATTTCCGATTCGATGTCCTGCTTGGGGTTGACGTAGTCCCAGCGCGGCGTGCTCCAGTCGGCAGTGCTTCCCGTGGAACGCACCCCACCGCCAAGCGCAGCTGCTTCGTCAAACCAGCGCCAGATCGGCTTACACATCTGCGGGACGAGCACCAGCCACTGCATCTGCTCGCAATCACGACGGAACTCCATCTGCCGGATGCGGGCACTGGAAAAGTTCACCTCACGCATATCACCGGTGGCCGACTCGTAGGGGACACCGATGCCAGCAGTGATGATGTGCGCGTTAAACTTGCAGTATTCGACGTATCCCCCTGCCGGCTTTGGCTCGACAGTCTGGAAGGCGGTGGCACCAGTGATGTGGGTGACGCCACCGCTGGGCAGTGGCCCAAGGTCGGTGACCTGGTCGCGATCTGAGCCGAGCTGCGAAGGGCCGTCATCGTCCGCGTTGGACATCGAGTCGATGTCGCCACTGACGATAACGCCAAGCCGCGCTTCCAGGTTCTTCCGCGCCAGCTCGGCGTCTTCGTACAGCATCAGGTCGCGCACTCGCGCGATCACCGGGGCGAAGCGCGTAATGCCGCGTCCCTGCCCGGGGCGGACGGGGTTGTAGAGGTGGATGATGTCGGATGCCGGCACCAACGAACTGCTCAAGCGTACAGAGCCGCGCACAGCCTCACCGGGATGCGCTCCGAACAACCAGTAGCCGCGAATCCGACCGATCGCGTCGTACTCAATGCCGTTGATGACCTGACCACCGCCCGGCGCAGAGCCGTTCTTGTTTCCGTCCAGCCAGTCGATCTCTAGCACCTGAAGCTGCAGTGGAACCGCGAGACCGTCCGACTGACGCCTAGTGCGGCGGCGAATCATGACTTCGCCGTCCTGCTCCATCGCACGATACGCGGTAGCCATAAGGCCGTAGATGTCCGACTTTCCATCCGCGTCCGCCACGTCGGCCCAGCGGCCCCACAGGCTGTCCAGCGCGGCAGCGTTTGGGCCTTCGGCCTTGGGAGTAATGCCGGTCCCGATCGTTGCGCTCACCAGCACCTGGAGGGACCGCGCGCAGTACGGAACGTTCTGCACCAGTGCCCGAGCGCGGTTGCGCAGCTCGCGGGCATCTGCCAGGTGATCGGTGTTCGCGCTGGCCCCCGCCCTACGAACACGCCAACCGTCAGTGCGCGAGGCGCCCTCGTAGGCACGTACCGCCTCCAGCGTTGCCTTGGCGCGATGACGCTTCAGGGCTGCCTGCGGAGAAATGGCGCCGATGACCCTGTCCAGCAGCGAGGCCGCCATGTCAGAGGCCCCTCAGCGTGGTGAAGCGGTAACGGCGCGTGGCCGACTTCCGTCGCCCAGCCGAAGTGGCGGCAACCTCAGCCTCCATGCGGTCCAATGCCGTCAACATTGCTTCTACGGACTGATACGTGATCTGACGATCACCATGCCGAACGGACAACTGGCCGCTAGCGATGGCGGCCTTCAGCCTCAGCACATCGTCTTTGGTCCAGCTCATCAGTGAGGCATCCGCGAGATCATGGATGCCAGTTTCCTGATCAAGTGCGGGTGAGTCTCGGGGAACTCACCCGCACCCCCTACTCATTGGCGCAAGGCTCATCAAGCAAGCGGTACAGCGTCCGCCTGTCGATCCTGAACCTCCTACACAGCGACCGTACTGACTCCTGTTCCTGCATCCCTTTCCGGATCGCATCCACAGGGTAGGCACTGCTCTGCATGCTTGCGGGGATGTACAGATCCTGGGCTGGGTACTCTTCGACTAGGTAGGCCACCACGGCCTCCACAACGCTGCGTATATCGTCGCTGTCACATCGCAGGCGCAGTGCCGCGCCGACTGCGAGCTCCTCGGTCAGCTCACTGATTCGCACCTTGTTTCGGACTGTGTTCCTGCTCACCACTGCCTCCCCATGCCGCGCGGCTGCGCGGAGCGTGGCCGGCGAGGCAAGCTAGATGTTTCACGGGAATCGGTACGCGCGGCGTCCTCGGTCACTTCGGCGGGCGTTTCGCGTGGAACGTTCACGCTTGACGGGCCGGCGAGCCTCTGTTCCAGCAAATCCCAATCCGCACGCGTGAAGCGGTTGATTCGAACCTCTGGGTGATGGGTCGCAGCGTAGGCATAGACCCATGTGTCCAAAGGCTCATTTCGAGTCACCTTCTTCTCAAAGCGATTCTTGACAGGGTTGTAGACCTCAGACACCAGGCCCGGGAAGAACTCCTCCGGCAACTGGTCACTGAGGTGGACCATCCGATTCTCTGGCTTGCGCTCTGCATCAGCGGAGAGGCGGCTGTAGAGGTAGTGCTTGGCCGCAACGGTGCCCACGTGGTTGATGGTGATGCCGCGCTTGTCCGTCTTTCCCTTCCAGGTAACATCGACCAGTTTGCCCTTTGACAACACAGGCGCGTTGTTGGGAACCGCACCGAAGATGCACATCGGCCGAGTGATGCGCCGCTGACGGACGTAGTTCTTGACTGCCTCAGTGCGGTGACCACCGGCGTCGATAGCTACTGCCATTGGCCGGAGTAGCGCGCCATCCTCACGCTCGATGGCACGGCTGAGCATATCGGTCAACGCTACCCATACTGCTTCCTCGGCCGGATCGCCTTGCAGCTCCACGTAGTCCAACGTCCACGCGGTCATGCCGCGACCCCAACCCACAACGTGAACGGCCAGACGGTTGTCCTGCGTGTCGACGCCGACAGTGATAGCCAGCACGCCCAGCGGGGCTGTTCGAAGCGCATAGGGCTCCGCGCGATCCTTGATTACGTTGTGCTTGACCGCCCGCATCGCCGGGTCTTCCCACGTCTCGGCCAAGCGGTCATTCACGAACGTTTTGAGTGAGGCGGGATCACCCTGCGCCTCTAGCCATTCCTTCACTAGGTCCAACCAGCGTGGCCCCAGGCCGAACTGGTAGTACAGGCAGTTGATGGTATAGCCGCGAATGTGGGATTCAGGGTTGGCCGCGACCCAGCGCCCTTTGGCGATCATCTCGGTCTTGAAGTGCTCCTCGATGGCGACCCCACACTCGCAGCACGCATACCATGCGTGGCTCTTGTCAGCTGACCACACCAGGCCACTCCATTGCAGCGCCTGGTAGTGACCACAGTGAGGGCATGGCACGTAATACCGGCGCTGATCGCTCTTGTCGTACAGCTTGGCAATCCGGCTGAGGCCGGCGATGCCAGGGGTGCTGATGTACTGGCGCTTGTACGTCGTTGGAAACGAGGAGGTGCGCCCGTCAAGCATCTTGACCGGATCGTCGCCCGTGGACAGCTGCTGCGGTGCCTCATCGATCTCATCCACCTGCAGGTACTTCACCGTCGAGGACTTCAGGCGCTGCGGGCTGCCCATGTGTTCCACGAACAGCTGGCCGCCAGCGAAGTCCTTGAACGTGCGCTGGTTCGCGCTGTCGCGGCTGGCGGTGCTGGTCAGCGCCTTCTTGACCGCTGCGCACACCTCGATCATCGGGTTGAGCTTCTGGGCGATCCACTTGTTCATGGACACCTCACCCGGCAGCGCATACATCATCGGGCCCGGCGCATAGTCCATCCAGTAGGCCATGGCATTGGTCGCTAGCTGGCTCTTGCCGAACTGGATCGGGAACATGCAGACCTGGTCATGCACCGGGCTACGGGCGGACATGTTGTCCATCGGCTCACGCAGTGGCGGGTTGCGGTCCGTCACCCAGCGCCCGGGCTTGCTGCCGCTCTTGGTGGACAGGCGCATGTGTTCGTCGCACCACTGCGACACGCTCATGGGCCGCCGCGGCTGCAGCGAGCGCGCCAGCACCGACGCCAGACAGCTCTGTGCCTCCATCATTCCGCAGCCTCAGCCGCCTTGGCCGCCAACGTGCGGAAGCCTTGGCTGAGTTCTTCCAGGGCGTGGCTCACCTCATCCCAGACCAGCCGCCGACAGCCTGCCTCATCGAGCGTTGCCGCGAGCTGTGGCGCCAGCGTGTCGGCCAGACGTTCCATCGCACCCCGGAACGTCGTTGCATGCTCAGCGAGGAAAGCCTCCACGTCTGCGCGGGGCAGTAGCAGCCCCAGCTCCTTCTGCAGCGCGATGTGGGCCATGTGCGCGTCGGTCTCGGCCTTGTCAGCCAGCGCCTTGGCCTTGCGCGCGGAATCCGGTGTTTGTGGGCGGCCGGGACGCGATGGCCTGGCATCGTCGTCGTCACCGTCCTCTTCATCGTCGTCGATGTCGGCGTCGAGGGCATTTGCACCCTCAATGCTCCCCACCAGCGAGCTGCCACGCTCATCTGCGTGGCGCTGGGCTACGCCGGCATAGACCGGATCAGCGGTGCGAGCGTAGAGCTCCAGGGAGGCGTTCTTCAGGAATCCCTTTCCGCCAGCACCCACCACCACCCTTCCCTTCTTCCTGAGCTCGACCACGTAGGACGGCTTGCAGCCGATCAGGGAGGCCAGCTCTTTCCCAGTGATCGTCACGTCATCCTCAGCCATTGCTACCCCCTACTCCATTTCCTTCGAAGACGGTTAAAACGGAAAATTGCGCGCGCGCAAGCATGTGCGGGCTGTGCGGCGGCGTGTGCGGGACACGACGAGCGCCAGATTGCTGTGGCACAAGGCGTGTGCGGCGTGTGCGGGATGTGCGGCCACCTACATACGCACGCGAGGCGCATCCTGATGTGGCAGTTGGATACCCGTTCGCGCCCGCGCACGCCCATGTAGGCCGATGCCCGCACGTCCCGCACGCGCCTACTGCTGCAAGCGATTCACAGCAATTCAGTGCCCGCACATCTGCCCGCACATCCCGCACACACCGCACATTGATGGGCATAGGGATCACGCGCGCCCCTTGTAGTCGGAGAACATGCGACGGAACGACACGACCTGGTCACCCAGCCATGCCGCCTCTGTCTTGCCGTCTGGCACGGTGCAGTTGCCGAGCATCAGGAAGCCGTGAGGCCCGTTCACGCTCTGCTCGATCTGGTAGCGCTTCCGCGCTCTGTCCGGGTGGATGATCTGGCGCTTGCGCACCAGCGCATTGATGAACTTTGGCGAAGGTGCCGGGCGCGGCAAGCCCTCACGCGCGCACCAGGCCTTGTAGACCTCGTACCACTCTTTCGACAGCGCTGGCATGGGCTTTAACCCCGGGATGTCATCGCCGTAGAGCTCGTCCAGGAATCGCTGCGGGCTATCCTGGCTCAGGCCAATCAGCTCCTCTTTCGCCTGGGTCATCGGCGGGTTGGTGCCATTGGTGAAGCCGGTCAGATCCACCTGCAACAAGTAGTGGTGCAGCGCAGCCGTGGCGCCATTGCGGATTTCGGCCAGCACCTCGGTGTAGAACTCTTGACTGAGCTTGTCCGGCGTCCAGATCACTGCGTGGCGCCGGTCATCCTCCTCCAGCACGACAGGCATCGCCTCGTTGGAGAGGAACACCAGGTTCGCGTGGTTGTCCTCCTCGTAGGCCTGGATGTTCTTCGGGTTGATGCGGATGCGGTCGCCAGTGATCAGCGCCTTGAGCTTGTTCTTGAGGTGGTACACCTCGGTGCGTGCAACTACCTCATCGGCCAGCAGGAACAGCTTACGGCTTGCCCAGTCATTGAACTTGTCTTCCAGCGCCGCCTGGTCAAGCACGCGACCGTAGTCACCGTAGAGCTTCATGTACTCATCGAAGAACATGTTCTTACCGGTACCCTGCGGACCATGAATGACGATGGTCGATTTCATCTTGGCGCCAGGATGCTGCAGCGGGTACGCAAGCCACTTGACCACCCAGTCGTACAGCGCCTTCTGGTTGGCCTCGTTTCCGCACATGTGCCAGAGCAGCTGCAACAGCCGGTCGCAGTTGCCCTCCTGCGGTACGGTCGGCCACCCGGCGAAGAGATTGCAGGTCACCCCAGGTTTCTCGCACGACGGGTCAAAGTCCACTTCCCGCACACGTACGATGGACCGATCCGAGTGCTCCATCCATGCCCGATGCAGTTCCTTGCGCACGCAGGCATCGCGCATGTCGCCCAGGGCAACCAGCATGTGTTCTTTGTGGTCGAACACCGTGCCGCCTTGCCCATAGACCAGCGCGAAGCGCTCGAGCAGCTCGGTTAGCGAATGGATGGGGGCCAAGCGATCATTCCCCTCGCCCCCGTCGTTGGTGATGGAAGGCGCGCGTTTTTCTGCAGGCACCCGCCATGAAAGCTCCGTGAGACGGGCTTCGACCTGCGCCCGCACGACATGCAGGCCCTCTTGTGCGTGCAGATCGTTGAAGTCGCTGACCTTACGGCCGTTGTCGATGAAGCGCTCACGCCTGGCCGTCTCGTCGGCGAAGACCGGGTGCAGCACCGCGCCGCCCACGTCTAGCGCAGCGGCCTCTGCACCGAGCAGGCCGGCATTCGACGCGCCATGCGGCTGCGCGCACGATGGGCAGAACTGCGGATGGTCGGCCAGCACCAGGCGACTCTTGCAGTGCCTGCACTTCTGCAGTACGTCGTCGTCGGCGCACAGCAGCATCTTGATGCTGCGATAGCGCTTCGCCAAGGCCGATGCGACGGCCAGCATGTTGCCAGCATCGAAAGCCACGGCAACCGGGTACCCCGTCGCCATGTGCAGCGTGGCCGCAGTGGCATAGCCCTCGGCCACCAGCAAGATCCACTGCGGGCTTCCGCCGATCAGGTGGAAGTGGCCCTTCTTGACCATGCCTGCCGGCCAGTATTCCTTGGCCGGCTTGCGCCCTGCGGCCGCCAGCTTGGCGCTGCGCAGTACCTGCAGGCCATGCACTTGGCCGTTGACGTCCAGCAGCGGGACAAGTGCGGCACCCGTGGTGCCATAGCGCAGGCCGAAGCCCTGCACGCCCTTGCTGACCAGGTAGTCAGCATCGCCGACTGCATTCGCCTTGGCCCAGGCCGACGACGCCCGCTCGGCCGCACGCTTCGCTTGGGTCTGCCGGGCGGACTCCGCCTTGCGACGATCCTCGGCCAGGCGGTTGCGCAGCGCTTCGCGCTGTTCATCGGAGAAGGTCTTGTCGCGCTTACGCAGATCGACCTTGGTCGCGCCGTTTTCGTTGCCGTGCCAGACGCCGTAGGTGCCGACGACCAGCACTTCGCCGGCCGAGGTGTTCAGTTCGTGGAGCGCGTACCAGCCCCGGCGCTCGCGTGAACCTTCGACGCGGCACCGGACCATGCGCCCGGTGGTGTCCAGTTCGGTGACCAGCAGGCCGGCAGACTGCAGCTGCTGCAGCACATCCCCATAGTTTTCAGACATTCAGTAGTTTCCCGAGCCGCTATCTACCCAGGAAATGCGCGTCTGATTACCCGCGCCCGAAGTGCCCAGGAAGGACCCATCGCTGGTATCGAGAATCGCTCTCGATTCCAGGGCGGATTCAGTAGAGTGGGCAGCATGCGGCCTTTCACAAGCCACCCGGGGGGATGGGGCCGATTCAATGCTTGCTTGATACATCTGGGTTCCCCAAAGGCAGGCAGTGCTGCCGGTTGTCTTGCTGCTCTTGTCGCCGGCGGATGCGCTCGCGCTCCGCCAATGCTTCGTCGCCCACCAAGCCTGGCACCGCATCGGTCAACGCGAGTGCTGCAAGCTCCATTGCTTGCCGCGCGGAAGCGCTAGCTGGACCACGCCATCGATACTTAGATCGAGGGGCGTGATGAATCGCCACGTCAGTCCTCAGCTCCCTGCAAACCAGCAGCCCGGCATGCATTGCGCTCCAGACGGAAGCAAAGCGTGCGTACCTCGCGGGAAAGGTCTTGGATGCGATCAGCCTCGGGAACAGTCAGTCGACGATCCGCCAGAGCGTCGATGCCGGCGCCAGCCAGCTGACCAGTCAACTTGTGCAACTCCAGGAGCTTTGCCTGGATTGCAGCCAGTTCATCCTGCCAACCGCCTGCGGGCGGCGCTGGCACGTAATCCACCATCAAGCCAAACTGCCCAGCCAGCGAGCACACCCAGTCAGTCGCCATCGCCTCGGTGCCAACGAAGCGCTGCAGGTACTCGGTGAGGATCTCGGCCATCTCCATCGAAATGGACTCACCCTCGATCCCACGAAGCTTCTTCCGTAACGTCTCGGTGGTGATGGACTTCCCACGGCGTTTACTGATGTGGGCGGCCGCGTCGTGCACTCCACCCGGAGCGCACGAAACTGCATTGTTCAAGGCGTCCCGCCAGTGAAGATCAGAGCGAAGGCAGGTCATGCGCTCTCCCCCTGAAATGCCGCGCATTTCATCGTTCCGCGCTCGGCAGTGCGGCGATCAACATTGCTGCCATGCCAGAGATCATCACGTTCCCTCAGCGCATGCGCTTTCAGGCCATCCGATCCTTCGACGTTCGCACCGGGGCAGGCGGGGTTGTTGCCATCCTGTGGGCGCCGGTGCACTCCCAGCGCAAGAACGGCAATCATCGCCAGGAGGACCACCATCACCCCGCTCTTGCGGATCTGCTGCCGGGTCCGGAACAGGCGGTAGCGCTGGTGGCCGCGCACCCAGCCATAGCGAGCTATGGAGAGGACTAGCGCTGGGTCACGAGCTTGCACTGGTTACCTCCGGCGAGCCGCTGACGCTCTTGAAATAGCCAACGATGGCGCCACGAGCGTCACGCTCCCAGCGCACGTCCGGTATCAGCTCGTCGGCAGTCACTTTGCCCCCCAGGGCATCGGCTCGCTTCGCGGCGTCCTGGTTCTCGGCCATTGCCGAAGCGACCGCCCTCTCGATGGCAATCGCAACCTCCTCGGTCACACCGTTCTTTCGCCAGTGATAGACGTAGCCAGTCGCAGGCTTGCCGGTCACACGCCGCGCCAGGTCACTCTGGGTCCCACAGATCGCGATAGCCCGTTGCAGAGGGGTCATGAAATGCCCGTTCACAAGAATTCTTGCGATAAACTAGCGCAATCTTTCTTGCGAATCAACAGTGCAAGATTGCTTGCATGTTGATCGGTGAAATCACACGGGGCCTGATGGAGGCCCACGGGCTTGGCGTTGAGGCTCTAGCAGCCCGTGTCCGCGCTGCGGGCGCACCCAACGTGAAGTACCAGCACATCCAGCAGCTGCTAGATACCCCGACACGCCGCCCCAGGTACATGGTGGAGCTGGCACGCGCGTTCGGCATGTCGGTCGAGCAGTTCCTTGGCTGGCACAAGGATGAGCCGCTGAATGCGCTCTCAACACCCCGAGCTGCGCAGTCTCAAACCGTGCAACTCGACGCCCCTACGCTTGCCGCGTCGTACCAACTTGTCCGACTGGCCTGTCTCGCTCTTGGATCGCCGTTCGATCCAGAGGATGCCAGCGACGCCTCGATTGTCATCTTGGCTCACAGCTATCTGACCGCCCGTCAGGAGAAGACAGTCACGCCGGACAATGTGGTCGACTTTACCGCGCACCTGCGGAAGCGCCAGATTTCAAAGGGGGTTGATCATGAAGGAAGCGGCAGCACTGGAAGCTCTCGCGCAGGCACTCGCTAACAAGGTCCGGCAGCAAGCACGGCCGCCCGACGCAAGATGCCTGCGCCAATGCCACGCATATGAGCCAAGCGACGCTACCGCCTTGGCATACATTCGACGAATTCGCATGCTTTGCGACGCGTTCCAGCTTGCCTGGCTTGTCGACCAGCACCTGGTTCTGAGACAGCGTCTTAGCGACCTATCAACGGCAGAGCTCCGCGCCTTGCTGTGCGAAATGGAAGAAGCAAGGGAAGCCATCATGGAGGGCTTCCCCCTCGAACAAACCGGGCTCATCAAGAACATGGCCGCAGTTTTGCCACGTCCTTGATTGATTCCCTTACGGCTTGTGCCCGTCACGCTCGCGAATGAAGTCCTGCAGCGTCTGCGGCTCACCATCATCTCTGGACGTGGCTACTCCTGCCACGTCCTCCGGCTCAATACCCTGATCCCGCAGCACCTGCCTCGCGAGCAATCGGTTGTTCCTGCGCTGTTCCTCAATGAGCACCCGCAAAAGAGGTTTGATGCCGAACACGGCCAAGGGCATAAGCAGCCCCATGACGGCCAGAGCAAGCACGGCCAGCGCCACGAGCCACACACCCAGCACACCCAGCGTGCTGAAGAACACTTCCATACACCTCCCCTCCTTCCTTAGAAGGTCCGGAGGTTAGCACCCGTTACCCCATTCAGCCTGGGCCTAAACAGGCTGAAAGTTGGGGATTCAGGGCGGCATAGCGCTCGAACGCAAGTTTTCTTGTTGACGGACACGCAAGTTTGTTTGTAGAGTCCGCCGTGCCAGCTGTGCAGCTGGCGGGCGACCGGCGGGTCGCCAACCTGCCGGCCCTTCCCCTAACCGGCAGTAGCCGCCCCCTCGGCCAGTGACCCGCCGGCGCCCTCCTTCGAACAGGAGCGCGCCATGTCTCATCGCTATGCCGATCCCAGCCCCTGCCTGCTGCCGCTTTTGGCCGTGAAGGCCCTGCGGGCTGTGGCAGCACGCGATCACAGCACCGCCCGAACCCTGTGGGTTCGCAGCAAGGGCGAACACAACCGCAACCAGCTGCGCCGCTCCCGGCGCATGGGCGTCGCCAGCCTCCGCTTGGAAGCCTGCTCGCGAGACATGTCGGCCGAGGTGCGGGCATGAGCCGGCGCCTCCGCCTCGCTTGGGCAGCCGTGGTGCTGATAGCCGCGGTTGTGGTGCCTCTGCGCATCGCTGAAATCCACCAGGCGCACGCAGACCGCGATGCGGCCAAGGCGCGCTGGGCCCTCAGCACCTCAGTGAGGGGCTGACCATGCGCCAGATCGCTCGCCCGCTCCCGGACTCGGTGCCGCTGTGCTGGCCCGGTCATCGACCGCAAATCGTCGTGACCGAAGGCGCCCCGACTGGTCATCGCCTCGGCACCCCCTGCCCGCCACTGCTGCACATCGAGTGCCATCGGTGTGGCCTCGCCACCCGGCCGGTACCGATGGAAAAGGCCGCGTTGGCCGAGCTGCGCTGGACCGATCCGAGCCTTGTCCACCTGCGCATCCCGATCTCCCTGCTCGCCCGGCATCGCGGCGAGGTACTGGCCGACATCGCTGCCGCTTCCTCTTCCACGCCCATCGCTGCCTGACCAGGAGAACTGCCCATGGCCGCTCCACTCAAGCCGAAAGAACGCGCCGCGCTGCTGGCAGCGCATGCCGCTTCGGACCACGCACTGCACCGCACCCGCGCAGGTTTCGCGCCCACTAACCGACCGGAGAAGGTCTTCACGCGCCGCGTCATGAACTGGCTGGATGAGCGCGTGCTGATCCGGTACGACGACCCGCAGCTGCCGCGCAAGGCGACCCTGACCGATCTCGGCCTCGCTGCCGCAGAGGCCGAGATCGCCAAGGCACGCGACCTGGCGCTGACGGCATGAGCGTGCAGACCACGCTGCCCGTGGAACAGCAATTCGCCACCGGCCATCAGGGCGAGTCGCTCGTCCTGATGGTGTGCCAGGGCTGGCTATGGGCCGGTCTTTACACCGCCGCACCGCGCGAGTCGCTCCTGAAGGTCGCCGCCAGCGCCAGCCGGAGCGTGGGGGTATCGCACCACTCCCTCACCCTCGGCGGCGTCACGTTTTCCCTCAACCGACTGGCCGCACAGGCCGCGCACCGCTGGCTCGACCGCCAAGGCGTGCGTGTTCGGTCGATCTCCCCCATCAACCGCGCTACGCGCCGCACGCGAGGAATATCCGCATGAGCCGTTCTGTTGTGATCTATGGGCCGCACCTGTGCGGCAAGAACGCCAACGCGCAGGAGCTGCGCGAACACTTCGGCCTGCAGGCCGTGATTGAGGACTGGGATGGACACAGCAGCTATCCGCTGGATAACACGCTCGTACTGACCGAGAACCCCGACGCAGTCGCCGACAGCTCGTCCAAGGTGATGCATCACGGCTGGGCTATGCGTGAACTGATCGCGGAGTCCCGAGCATGAGCGCACGCCCGCAGCAGACCGGCCGTGCCGCCGAAGTGCGCAACGTCCTCGCCATGTTCCCGCAGGGCGCCACGGTCGAGCAGATCAAGACCGCTGGCCGCATCAACTGCACGCACCAGGCTATCGGCTACACGCTGAAGGGGTTGGCGCGCAGCGGTCAGGCCATATGCCACCGCTCGGGCGTGCGCGGGATCTGGCGCCTCTCCAGCCACACGCAACATGCAATCGCCCCGCTGCGCGCGGCACCTGCCCGGCTGCAGCCGGCCAGCACGCCAGGGCCACTTACAGGCGTCAGTGACGCGGCGACCACGATCCGACACCGGGAACTGGACCGGCAGCAGCTGGCCGACGACCTGGACGCATTCCTCGCAGCGGGCGGGCACATCGAGGTGCTTGGGCACACCCCACTTCGCCCGCTGATGAGCCGTCACGCCGCCAACCACGGCAGCTATGCGGAGCGCGTGGCAGCCCATGAAATCGACTGAGGCAACCATGAGAAACGAACCGCACGCAGCTGCCGTAACGGAGCCCGGCAGGCCCGGCAGTAGCTATTCCGACGGCCCGGCTTGGCATGCATTCGGCGTCAGCCGCGCCGCCTACCACGTAGTGCCGCGACGCACCCTGCAGTCGATGCCGGTCGAGTGGCAGGCGCGCTTTGTCGCGCTGATGCAGGAGGCACGTCAGGCGCTGCCTGATGAAGCGTTCCCTGAGTACCAGGTGATTCGACTCAAGGACGGCAAGTACGCCAACGACCCCAACTGCCGGTACCGCCGCACGCCTCCGTTTCCCTGTCGCCCCGCCGACGAAGCGCATGCCGTCTGCAATGCACCGCTCGCCGGCGCCTTCGTCAACACCCTCACCCAATTCGATCAGGCACGCCGATGACCGAGAAACTCACCACTCTCCCCACGAACTGCCCCGTCCTGCGCGACGCATTCGAAACGATCAGTGCGATCGCGGTCGAGGCCGTGTGGCTGCCGAACCAGGCGAAGGCGATCACGCTCGCCCAGGCCCAGACCGCGCTGCGGGATCTGCACCACCGCCTGCCGCGCTTGCAGGATCTGCGCGTATTCGAAGCCGCCGTGACCGCCTATGTCTCGACTCTGCGCAGCAGCATGCAGGATGGCGACACGCCGCTCTGCGATACAACCCGTGCCCGGCTGGCGCAGGCGACCGAATTGCTGGAGCTGGTCAGGAATCAGACACACACCGTGGTCGATCCGGCCGACCCATGGCGCGGCCTGTACCACCCCAGCCGTCTCCCACCGCGCAACGCCGACGGCGAGATTCTGTGCCACCCGGACGTGCCAATGTGGGCTGACGGTCGCGAGGTATCGCTGCGGCCGCTGTTCCTCGCACAGGGCTTCGACCTGGCCGTGATCGAGGGCGAGTTCTCCGAAGAGGGCATCGGATCGGGCGTTTATAGCGCCGCGCAGGAGCTGCACGACTGGAACCCGGAGGCACCTGGAGAGGACTGGCGTCTGGCGTGGCTAGGCGAGACGGAAGACGGCCTCGCTGCGTGGTTCGTGCGGCCCTTGGCCATGGCTGCCATGCACGCGCGGAATGGCGCAGCTGCCCATCCGGACGCAGCCTGATGGACCCCACGCTAAGCGAGCGACACCACCGGTACCGCGCTCGGGCCGGCAGGGCAAAGGCAGCGCTGTACGCACGCGTGGTCGAAGGCAAGAGCTACACCATGCGCCAGATCTCTGACGAGCTGGGCGTGTCTATGACGACCGCCGACACGCGGGTGAAGCGCGGCCCCTACCCCCTCACTTGGGAATCGCTGCGCCTGGCGCGCCTTCCCGCCAACAGCAAGGACATGCCGACATGAGCAACGACAACAAGACCCTGGCTGACGCGCAGCCCGGTGGGAGGGTGAGGCTGGGGGATCAGCTGCCGCCGCTGCCATACCCGAATTACCCGGTTAGCAAGACCGGCTTGCAGAACAACGCCTACACCACCTCGCAGATGTGGGACTACGCACGCGCCGCCCTCTCCGCCCAGCCCTCCCCGGCCAGCAGCCTCGACCTGGAAGCAATGCTCGCTGCCTGCGTTCCTGGGGGCGACATTGCCGACCCGCAGGTGATCGCTGACAACATCCGCCACTGGTTCGCCGCCCAGCCCTCCCCGGGTGGTCAGGGGGCGCTGGCCGATGCCGCACGCCGCGTAATCAGCGATATTGATAGCGGCGATTACCACGGCGAGATTTCGGAAGCGACCTATGCCGCGCTGGAAGCCGCCCTCGCCGCCCGCCAGCCGGTGGGGGAGAAGCCGGAGCGCCGCGCGCCCGTACAGGGATACCACGGAGAAACCATCCCCTGGCGCGTCCACGGGCTGGCCTGGGAAGCCTACGCGAAGAAGTACGGAAAGCAGCAGAGTGCTGAAAGGATCGCAGAGCGCGGCGGGTTCGGCTGCGAGGAAATGGACATGTTCGTGCCCGGCTGGCGCGAAATGGTCGAGGGATCGCCCGCGCATGCCGTGGACCTGGCCCCGCGTCCGATGGATACCGCGCCCACCGACGGCACACTGGTGCGCCTGCTGGTGGACTTCACCAGCAACGCCATCGAGGACACCGCCGGCCCTGCGTGGACTATCGGCTCCAACAACGACAGCAACGTGATGGCCGATGAGCGCGTGGGCTGGCAGTTCGCCGGCTGGTGCTGGGATCATGACCACTTCACCGAGGGCGAGGGTACGCCGGTAGGTTGGCTGCCGCTGGTCGGCGCCCCCGCGCAGGCCGTGGACCTGGGGCAGTTCCGTCCTGCGGTTGAGCTGATGGAATGGCAGGAGCGTGGGCACGCCAACCCGGACTTCCCACGTGGCGACGCCCAAAAGCACGCCGAAGCGCTGCGCCTGCTGGCCCTGATCGACAGCCAGGCGGTGGGCAAATGATCCTGACCAATCTCACCATCAGGCTGGAAGAATACGGCCCGAACAAAGGCAAGCACAGTGGCAAGGCCACATTTTCCGGAGAGGCTGGAACCGTCATCCTCAACCTCAACGATCACCACATCGAGGAGATCTTTCGCACTTGTGCCGAGAGCATCGTCGAGACGTCGAAGGCTGCTGCGCGGCACCTCACGCACAAGGTTATTGAGCACCAGAAAGGCGTCGAAAACCCGGCGGTTGGCAAATGAGCCGAGAGGTGACCGAGCGCGACCTGCGCCACCCGAAATACACCGAGGGCGAGCCGTCTGACTACGAGTTCCGCGCGGACGGGAAGATCGTCCGAAAGGACCGCTGGGAAATGGCTATCCATTCCATTCGCTATCACCTCGGCGACCACCGACGCGAGTTTGAAGTGGGCGACATCGTGGGAGCCGTCAAGGCAATGGTCGCGAGCTTCCCAGACCGAGAGGAGGATGAAGCCAATGGCTGACCAGCTGCTCACCGCTGCACCGTGGCAAGGCCAACCTGTCATCGATCAGGACCTGGCATTCAAAATCGCCGACGGCATCGTTTCGCGGAGGCTCGCCAAGGGGTGGTCGCGTCAAACCATCCTATCCAGCATCGAGGCAGGCCCCACTCCATGCAGGCGTGCGTTCTACCTGATGCGCGGCGGCATCATCGCCGTCGCCCTCTCCCCGATGACGCAGTTGAGCGATATGACCGGTCGCGGAAACTGGTACTCAATCCGCGACTTTTTCCCGCCGCTTCCTGATCGCACTCATGCGGGTACTGAACATCTGCGGCCGTTCCAGGTCGGTGACAAGGTATGGGCTTGGTACAAAGACGAGCCCAGGGCTGATTACGGTCAACCCGATCAGCGGGGCGACGACACCAACTGGAGTCGTTGCTTTCCGCTGTTTACCGTCAAGAGCGTGACTGGCCCACACCTCGAATCGGGAAGGTTCGCGGGTCGGCCGCACTACCAGGTGCAGCTCAGGTATCGCGAAGGGCCGCCCGCCGGTCACTACGACGCGGGCTACCACGACGTTTGCCCGATCAAAGGGCGAGCCTGGCAGATGCGCGGCGACGGCGACTACCTGCAGCTGGTGCAGCGTGCACCGCCTGCGGCAAAGCCTCGCCGCGCTCCGACGGCACCGGAATCCGCCCTGACACCGCCGCCAGCATTGCCGGCCCAGCCGGACCTGTTCGCATGATCGGAGAAGTCCTCCAGTTCCGTGACCTTCAAGAACTCTGCCAGCCCGGGAAGCGGCCGCGACTGGCAACGGTCGAGCGTTGGGCGCGCGATCGCCACATCCGCTTCCAGTACGACGCATCCGGTGGAATCTGGACAACAACGACGGCACTGAACGAGGCGCTCGGCATCGCAGCTCCCGCCAGCAATGGCGACACCTATTCCACCAACCTGCTTTAGCGCAGCGCAGACCGACTCTGGAGAAACTCTCGACGTCGCGTTGAGATCAAAGACCGCGACTTGAGGTGTAGAGCATCTGATTTGATCTATCTATCAAGGAAACCGCACCGACGATGTCCCTATGCAAGAAAGCACTCTTGATTGATGAATCCCCAAAAACATCGGACGAATATAAATGCTCGGAAAGGTAGCTTCTCAGCTTGGACAGTTTTTCCAGTTCAACTTCAATTCGATAGGAGAGAAGCGCTCCGTTCGGGGTAGCCGAAAGTACGGGAAATACACGTCGGAGCGCATTCAACGCGTTGTGCGCAAGAGCACTAATCCTAGCGATTGATTTTTCGGCCCCCACAGAATCGTTTGCTTTGATCTGATCAGACAACACAACCATGGCATCCAGGGTGTCCTTAAGACAAGACGCCACAAGTGCCTGCCGGTCCGCTGATTCCTGCTTTTCAATGTCACGCAGCCGCGTACGTTCCGACTCGATCAGCGCTCTGCTTTGTTGCGCCTGGTGTCGCGCAACACCAATAGCCACCAACACCGCAAACACCGAAAGGAGGGCTTGCGCCCAGGCAGCCTGGACGCCTAGGGCGTCCTTAGCCTCAAGGAGAGCTGGATTCGCAAATACCGTGTTTGTCCAAAGCCATAAGCAGACCCAAGCCAGCGTCACTGCAACCATTGCTGAGCAGAGACCAATAAGCCATTTCCGCATAGTTCCCCCTGATGTCAAACAGCAAATCTAGCCAGACCACATAACGATAAAGAATAGAGCAAATTCATGGCACGCCCTCGCAAGGTTCCATCGAACCTCCCAAAGCACATCGACTATGACAAGGTGCCCCAAGGCGTCTACTGGGACGGGACCGGCCGTGGACGTTGGTATGTGCGCGACGCGCATCCGGATGGGCATGGAACGAAGTGCAAGACCGTGGCCGGCCCGGCTGCGCGTCTGTCGGACCTTCACGCGATCGCAGAAGCCCGCGGTGGCGAGGCGCAAAGGGGAACCGTCGCCTACATCATCGATCAGCATGCCAAGAGCTTCGCCTTCTCCCAGCTCGGCACCACCACACAGCAGCACTATCGCGACTACGCGAAGGCAATCAAGGTGTTCCCACTGAAGAACGGGAGCAAGCTCGGTGATGCCGTCGTGGACCGCCTATCGCCAGGCTTTATCCGCAAGCTGATCGACATCATTGCCCTAGGCCGTCCAGGCACGAAGCCTGGGGACGCGCCTATTCCAGGCTATCCCACCAAGGCGAATCATTGGCTCAGCTATCTGCGTCGCGTCTTTGGCTGGGCTCGGGAGCATGATCATGTAACGACTAACCCCGCCGCCGGCATCAAGAAGGTCAAGGAGAAACGCGACCACCGCATGCCCGCGCGCGACGTGTTCCGCCAGGTGCAGGACTACGCACGACGTTGCAGCGAGCGCGGTGCGCGTGAGAAAGGAGCGCTTCCGGTCTACCTATGGACGGCAATGGAGCTGGCCTACCAGGCACGCCTACGAGGCATCGAAGTACGTACGTTGACCGATCACCATGTCGAGGGCGAGGTCCTGCAGACCAACCGCCGCAAAGGTAGCCGCGACAACCTGGTGCGCAAGGGTGAGCAGACCGAAATCGCGATCAAGGTCCTACAGGATCGACGGGCTGCCATTTGGGCCAAGCGCGGAATCAACCAGTTCAATGCACCACTGTCGCCAAAGATGCGGCCGCTGTTCGTAAGTGAGGATGGGGAAATGCTCACGGCACATGGTTGGCACACAGCCTGGGGCCGCTTCATGCGCAATGCGATCAGGGACGGGGTAATTACGTCAGACGAGCGCTTTGCCCTGCACGGCTTGAAGCATCGAGGTGTGACTGACTCCAAGGGAAACAAGAAGGAGGCCAGCGGGCACGTGACCGATTCAATGCTAAACGTCTACGACCACTCGCTTCCGGTTGTCGATGAAGCGGGAAGCGATGCTGAGCATCTTCCTACCCGATAGGGAATCCGTAATAGCCCGACAGCGCGCCTGCGACGAGGGTTCCAGCAGCTGAGACGGTAATGTCCCACGCGCCGGACGCGGCCTTCGTGACGGCGGCGCCCATCCACGATGCAACGGCAGGGCCGAGCTTCTTTTGTTTCTTGGGCTCGTCGCCGTCGGCTTCCACTGCGACTTCCAACGTCCGCAGGTCTTCCTCGGCCATTCCCTTGCTGCGCAGCAGCTCTACGACTGAGGACAGATCACCCTGCGTAACAGTGTTCGTCACGTTGGCGGTGTTGTTGTTGCCAAACTGAATGGTGGCGTTATGACCGAATATTGCGTTCTTAAAGAGCGAGTCCAGCGTGTTCTTCATTGAGGCCGACTCCAGTTCGGCTTTGTCATCATCTTTCGGCAAAGTCTTGGCGACATCCAGCACAAAATTCAAAAGCCTAGAGCGAATCTCAACCAAGATCTGCGCATAGGCGCCTACCGCTGGCTTGCCCCAGAGGCGCTCTATGAAAAAATCGCTGTCGATAGCGTCCGCAAAATAGGCAGCAAACTCGGGCGGGTAGTTCGCGACGGAACTCGTTGGACCATAACTTTCGATAGCGGCGACACTACCACTGATTCGCGCATTCAGGATGCGCTCACGAACTCCGTCCTCGAGGTGCAAGGTCGGAAGCGGATGATCTGGATAGCGCACGAAACCGTTAGAGACGCACCCCCTCGGCTGGAGCCGGATCATTCGGTACGCGGGCACCTCAGAGCCTTCAGGGTAGCCCTTCAGCTCCCACCCGACCCAGTCACTCAGCGGCGTCTGGCCAATGTGATGAGCGAGAATCTGAGCTTGGATCAGCGCACTGGTCAAATTGCATGACTCAGCACCCAGGATAGAAATAATCCCTGCTGCGACCTTCGATGCTGAACTCAC